CGGTGTTGCGAAAGGTTTCACCGAAGCGTCCGGCGATGTTTTCTCCTGCTTCCTTGAGCCGCTCTGCCACCTTGGTCGCGAGTGGTCCGAGTTGGTCACCGGCATCGCTGTAGCGGGCAGCGGCTTCGGCATCGAGGAAGTCGGCAGATTCCCTGAGAGCTCCCTGGGCGGAGTTGATCGATTCTCCTTTGCCAAAGAGTTCCGCAAGAGGTCTTGCGATTTCGAGGGCTTCGGCAAGTCCTTTTTGGAGGAACCCAACGGCACTGAGAAAGATGCCAATGAGGGCATTGCCCATGCCTTTCCAGAAGTCAGCGGTGGTGAGCACCTGGAAGTAGGTGATGGCAGTCTTGAAAATCTCGACGATGTATTGCCCGGCAGCGGCGATGGTGGCACGCAGGTTCGCCCAGAGGAAGTTCACGCCTTGGGCAAATCCGAGTTGCAGTCCCGAACCGACGAGGTTGAGGAATTGCCCGCTCTTGAAGATGGCGATCACATACTGCACAGCATCGCGGATTTTGGTTCCTGCCTGCGCCGCTAAGGGGGCGAGTTTCTGAGCAAGTGCGATGGCCTGTTCCACTAGGGGGCGGATCGCATCGTTGATGGGTGTGCCGAGAGTCAGGAACACTTCGTTGATCGTGTCCTTGAGGGTGGAGAACAAGCCGTTGGTCGTCTTGCTCTGCGCCTCCATCATGCCCGAGAACTTGCCACCCTGTGAGGTCATGTCGATGAACGCCCGCTCGATGTTGGGGAAGCCGACTTTGCCGGACTCGACGAGTTTCTTCACCTCGGAATCCGACACGCCGAACTGCTTAGCGAGCTCTCCGATGATCGGGATACCTCGTCCCGTGAGTTGGTTGATGTCTTCGGCGAAGAGCCGCCCCTGGACCCGCGCCTTGCCATAGAGTTCGGCGATCTCGTTGACCGGTGCTTGCACACCAGCAGACAAGTCACCAATGCGAGCAAGAGTCGCAGCAACCGTGTCGGAACCTTCTCCAAAGGCGATGAGCTTACGACCAGCATCCGCGAGTTCAGGAAACTCGAATGGGGTCTTGGCTCCCAGTTCACGTAGTTGTGCGAGAGTTTGTTCGGCTTTGGCGGCATCACCGATGAGGGTGGTGAAGGCGACTTTGGTTTGTTCGAAGTCGGCGGCAGAAGTGACAGCCTTCATGCCAGCGGCCAATGCCACACCGCCACCAGCGAGAGCTGCACCGAGACCGACTTTCAACCCTGCGGCGGTGAGGCTTGCCATTTTCTTGGCAGAAGCAGCGACCATTGCCGTGGCTCCCGCCATCGATCGACGCAAGGCAGTGATGTCGGCTCCAAGGGTGACGGTGAGTGCGCTCATGCGCCGGGGGTGGAGTCAACTCTCGCAAAAAAAATCCACCTGCTTCGCGGAAATACTCTTCGCTTCGGCACTGAAGCCCTCGGTCTCCAGTCTTCATGCCTCCGCTTCTTGTCTTGTTACTTGGATAGAACTAGGGCGGGGCGGAAGCCCAGGTTGCCGATCCGGGGGTCCGGGTTGCTCCTGTCCCGGGCGGCCGCGCGGCAGCGGGCGGCGAAGAGGTTCCAAGAGCCGCCGCGAACCACGCGGCTGACGCCCGATGAAGGCCCCGAGGGATCCGTTCCCCCAGAAAGTGAATCATCATACCAATCCGCACACCACTCCCACACGTTCCCGTGCATGTCATGCAGTCCCCACGCATTTGATTTTTTCGTCCCTACGGAGTGAGTTTTGCTTCCGCTGTTGTCGTCATACCAGGCCACTTGATCGATGGTACCACCAGAATAGGCCCCTGTCTCTCCAGCTCTGCAAGCATACTCCCACTGAGCCTCAGTTGGTAGATCCACTTTCCAGCCTTCTGGGATTACGCCGCTATCATTAACCTTTTTGATGAATTCCTGAGCGTCGTCCCAGCTCACATTCTCAACCGGTAAGTCATCACCATTGAAGTTGCTGGGGTTATTACCCATAATCGCCGTCCATTGTGCTTGCGTAAGTTCTGTTTTCGCCATCCAGAAGACTTTCCTCAGGGTTACGCTTACCTGATTTTCGTCTCTAGAATGGCCGTCCTCCGCTGAGGGACTTCCCATTGTGAATGATCCCGTAGGACAAAAGGCGAATGGCATGACCGTCTTTCCCGCCAACGGCAAACCCAAGGTTGCTCCAACCCGCCCAGCACCGATCTCTGCGGTAAGTTTGGCCTTTGCATCTGCAGCCTCATGCTCTGCCTTGGCCTTAGCTTCTGCGACCTCACGCTCTGCTTTAGCTTTAGTTTTTGCGGCTTGTAATTTGGCCGCTTCTATGGCTATTTTCGCTTTTTTCTCTTCCTGAATTACATAAGCGCTCAATGATCCGATCGCTACAACGATGAGAAAAATCACTATTGATTTTGTCATCAAAGATTTCTTGCGCGCTTTATCATGGGAATCAATAGACACCTCTATCGTTTTCCTCAGTATCGCAACGGCTGTCTCAAGTTCCGAACCTGCTTTAAAATTAATATCTTTGGCTTTTCGCAGATTTTCGCGCGCGTCCCTAAAGTTACCAGCATTTACTTGAGCTTCAAGATCAGTAAATTTCTGCCAAACAGTAAGTTGTCTTTGAAGAAGAGAATCAACCTTGTTGTAGTCGATGTCAGCGAATTTCTGCTTGTCATAGATTTTAATCACTCTCTCCGCGCTGCGGAAATTTTCATTGGCTAGATGTGCCTCAGCCTCTACCAGTAATGCACGGTGTTTATCATGCAAGCATATGAGCTCATCGATGCGTTTATCGACCTTGCCAAGGTGGCCAATCACTTGGTCGTGTAATGCGCCTGTAGAGTGTGCAAACTCATGTTTGTCAGCGCAGGCTCGAGACTGTGGTAGATATGGACGATAAGACTTTTTGCTACCAGGAAGAATAATTCCTCCCGCTGAAACATCACTGCCTTTAATCTCCTCACGCGGCATGAGTTCTGCGCAAATTCGCAGTTCCTGATGTAAGGCTGGAGACCTTCCAATGATATCCCAATCCAATGGATTGAGCATGCTACGCAGACGTTCCTGAATGCTAGGCAGGTGGCTTTTGAGTTCCGCTAATTCCGTTTTGACTTGGTGCAATTCCGCCAGACTAACTTTAGGGAATTGATTCAACCAATCGGTTTTCCAGCCAGATAGTATATTCAATTCCGCATCAGATTGAATGAAAAACGCCTTTAGTGATTCCAAACGATCCTTGATGATTGCCAAGGGATTGTCGGGTAAACTCCCTGCCGCCGATTGTTCGGCGATAAACTCTGACAGGCTTGAGCGGAAGAGTCGCAGCTCTTTCATGTCGGACATATCGGTGAGAATGTCAGACTGGCTTTCCAGAATTTTCAACTGTGCTTGAAGTGCGGCTGCCTTCCTTAGAGCAGTTTCCTTTGATGCCTCATCAACTGACGGAACTGCGAGAGATTTTTTGACTGCATCCAAAGTCTCCGTGCTATCAACCATCAGGTTGCGCAGTTGCCTGACTTGTTCCGCCTGCTGCTTGCGCATCTCACGCTCGACTTCATCCGCCTCCAGTCGTTGTTGTTCGATAGCCAAACGCTGGCGCTCGATCTGGGCACGGTCAGCCTCGATGCGGTTAGCTTTCTCTAGCTCCGCCGTTTGCTTGCGGATCGCTTCCGCCTGCTCTTTTTGCTGCGCGATCTGTTGGTTGCGCTGGCTGATGGCTGCCATGTGCCCCATGGCGTTAAGGAGTCCATCATTTTCGTTGAATGAATCTTGCATACTCATGCGTCGTTTTATATCAGGCAGAATCAGCGGATCAAGGGAATTTCTTGTCGTATTCTTTCTAACGTTTCGCGCAAATCTCCGAGCTGATATTGCGACCACTCTGTCCGCACGCCATTGCGCCGGAGTAGGCAGTGCTGATACTGAACGAGTTTCGCCAACGGCATAAACAGAATCCGTTCTTCCGTCCAACCAGTCTCTGCTGCCACGGCAAATACCTGCGCAGCTAGGAAGCCTGGCTCGTCGCAGGGATGGGCTTTTTTCCGCCGAGGTCTCCCATGGTATCGACCTGTG